AAAGTAAAGAAAACAAAAAAGCCGCCAGTGTCACCCACTGACGGCCAACTCCGGGAGCCGTGATTATGGCATTCAGGCTCTGCTAAAAATGCCAGATAACATTCCGGCCTCCCCTGATTCAGGTTATAAATGACACAATATCTTGACAACACCCGTCACTGTCTGTCAGAAAATATACCGCCAGGCATAAGTATCATGTGAAATCCAACTATCCTTCTGAGCCAGCACCTCTCCACCGAAAGTCAGTGCTGGCTGTTTTTTTCCTTAATAAAGCATCTGTAACTGGTTGTTGTTCTGCGGGTTCTGTTCTTCGTTGACATGAGGTTGCCCCGTATTCAGTGTCGCTGATTTGTATTGTCTGAAGTTGTTTTTACGTTAAGTTGATGCAGATCAATTAATACGATACCTGCGTCATAATTAATTATTTGACGTGGTTTGATGGCGTAGATGCACGTTGTGACATGTAGATGATAATTATTATCATTTTGCGGGTCCTTTCCGGCGATCCGACAGGTTACGGGGCGGCGACCTCGCGGGTTTTCGCTATTTATGAAAATTTTCCGGGATCCATGTCCGGTTTCTCTTCAAGTTAACTATATGAAAAATATAAAAACAGGTCTTCTGTGAACCGGACATGAACAAAAAACAGACATGTAAACCGGACATGACCGGTTTTGTTGTGATTGTGAGGTGAGAGTTTTTGCGAGGTGAGGAGTGGCTACGCAGACTGAAGTTGCCAGGCATTTAAGTCTGACCGATCGCCAGCTTCGCAGATTGCAGAAATTGCCGGGTGCCCCGATATCGAATAAGCGAGGGCAACTGGATCTGGATGCCTGGCGCGATTTTTACATATCGTATCTGAGGAGAAGTAAAAACGATGTGCCTGATGGCGATAGCGAAGACGACTATGAGGAGAAATTGCTTATTGCCAGATGGGAACTGACAGCAGAACAGGCTGTTACACAGCAGTTAAAAAATGAGGTGTCAAAAGGAAAACTGATTGACACCGGGTTCTGTATTTTTGCCCTCAGTAAGCTGGCAATGGCGTTATCCAGTACGCTTGATTCCATCCCTTTATCCATGCAGCGACAGTTTCCTGATTTAACACCGCGCCATCTTGACCATCTGAAAACCCTTATTGCTAAGGGGGCAAATCAGTGTGCGCGGGCAGGGGATAAATTACCGGATTTACTTGATGAATATATCAGAGCAACAACTGAATAATATGATGAGCGCTGTCACAACTGCATTACAGCCCCTGATAAGGGCATTGCCGGTGACGCCAGTTGAATGGGCTGATCAAAATTATTATCTGCCTAAAGAATCTTCATATGGTGAGGGCGAATGGAAAACGCTGCCATTCCAGATCGCCATCATGAACAGTATGGGGAATGATCAGATCCGCACTGTTAATCTGATTAAATCTGCCCGTGTTGGCTATACAAAGATGTTGCTGGGGGGGGGCGGGTATTTTATTGAGCATAAATCCCGAAACAGTCTGCTTTTTCAGCCCACGGATTCTGCCGCTGAAGATTTTATGAAGTCTCACGTGGAGGCGACGATTCGGAACGTGCCATGCCTGAAAGACCTTTCCCCATGGCTGGGTCGTAAACATCGTGACAATACTCTCACGCTGAAACGCTTTTCATCGGGCGTCGGTTTCTGGTGCCTGGGCGGCGCTGCCGCCAAAAACTACCGTGAAAAATCCGTTGACGTGGTCTGCTATGACGAACTTTCCTCGTTCGAGCCGGATGTCGAAAAAGAGGGCTCGCCAACCCTGCTGGGGGATAAGCGTATTGAGGGGTCGGTGTGGCCAAAATCCATTCGCGGCTCGACGCCTAAAATCAAAGGCACCTGCCAGATCGAAAAAGCCGCTAACGAGTCGGCGCATTTTATGCGTTTTTATGTGCCCTGCCCGCACTGTGGGGAGGCGCAGTATCTGAAATTTGGCGATGAGTCCACGCCTTTTGGGCTTAAATGGGAGAAGGACAGCCCTGAAAGTGTTTTCTACCTCTGTGAACATCATGGCTGCGTGATCCATCAGTCTGAACTGGACCAGAGCAACGGGCGGTGGATCTGTGAAAACACGGGCATGTGGACCCGTGACGGTCTGACGTTTTTCAGCGCCCGGGGTGATGAAATTCCGCCGCCGCGCTCCATCATGTTCCATATCTGGACGGCGTACAGTCCGTTCACCACCTGGGTACAGATTGTCTATGACTGGCTGGATGCACTGAAAGATCCCAACGGCCTGAAAACCTTTGTGAACACCACGCTGGGCGAGACCTGGGAAGAGGCCGTGGGCGAAAAACTCGATCACCAGGTACTGATGGATAAGGTGGTGCGTTACACGGCGGCGGTGCCTGCCCGGGTGGTTTATCTGACGGCGGGCATTGACTCGCAGCGAAACCGTTTTGAGATGTATGTCTGGGGATGGGCTCCGGGAGAGGAAGCCTTTCTGGTGGATAAAATCATCATTATGGGGCGTCCTGATGAGGAAGAGACGCTGTTACGTGTGGATGCGGCGATCAACAAAAAATACCGCCATGCGGATGGCACCGAAATGACTATTTCCCGTGTCTGCTGGGACACCGGGGGGATCGATGGTGAAATTGTTTATCAGAGATCAAAAAAACACGGTGTTTTCCGGGTGCTGCCGGTAAAAGGCGCATCTGTCTATGGCAAGCCGGTGATCACCATGCCAAAAACCCGCAATCAGCGGGGCGTGTATCTGTGTGAAGTGGGAACGGACACCGCAAAAGAAATTCTCTATGCCCGTATGAAAGCCGATCCCTCGCCTGCGGATGAAGCCACGTCGTATGCCATCCGTTTTCCTGATGATCCGGAGATTTTTTCGCAGACAGAGGCGCAGCAACTGGTGGCGGAAGAGCTGGTGGAGAAGTGGGAAAAAGGAAAGATGCGTCTGCTGTGGGATAACAAAAAGCGGCGTAACGAAGCGCTGGACTGCCTGGTGTATGCCTACGCGGCATTACGTGTGTCCGTGCAACGCTGGCAGCTTGATCTGGCTGTACTGGCAAAATCCCGGGAAGAAGAGACGACCCGGCCAACCCTGAAAGAACTGGCAGCGAAGCTGTCCGGAGGAGTGAATGGTTACAGTCGCTGAACTGCAGGCGCTGCGTCAGGCGCGCCTTGATTTATTAACCGGTAAACGGGTGGTGTCTGTCCAGAAAGATGGTCGCAGAATTGAATATACGGCGGCTTCTCTGGATGAGCTTAACCGGGCGATCAATGATGCGGAGTCGGTACTGGGGACAACCCGGCGTCGCCGTCGTCCGCTGGGAGTGAGGTTATGAAACGAACGCCTGTCCTGATTGATGTGAACGGCGTTCCGCTTCGTGAGAGTCTCAGCTACAACGGGGGCGGTGCAGGATTTGGCGGGCAAATGGCGGAGTGGTTGCCACCGGCGCAGAGTGCCGATGCGGCCCTGCTGCCCGCGTTGCGTCTGGGGAATGCCCGGGCAGATGATCTGGTGCGCAATAACGGAATAGCGGCCAATGCGGTGGCACTGCATAAGGATCACATTGTCGGGCATATGTTTCTTATCAGCTACCGTCCGAACTGGCGCTGGCTGGGGATGCGGGAGACCGCAGCAAAAAGCTTTGTCGATGAGGTGGAGGCGGCCTGGTCGGAATACGCCGAAGGGATGTCTGGCGAGATCGACGTGGAAGGAAAACGCACGTTCACGGAATTTATCCGTGAAGGTGTGGGCGTTCATGCGTTTAACGGCGAAATCTTTGTGCAGCCGGTCTGGGATACGGAAACCACGCAGTTATTCCGTACGCGTTTTAAAGCCGTGAGTCCGAAACGGGTGGACACGCCAGGACACGGTATGGGGAACCGTTTTCTGCGGGCCGGGGTGGAGGTCGATCGATATGGCCGTGCCGTTGCGTACCATATCTGTGAGGATGATTTTCCTCGCTCCGGGAGTGGACGATGGGAACGGATCCCGCGTGAACTTCCCACCGGGCGTCCGGCCATGCTGCATATTTTCGAGCCGGTGGAGGACGGGCAGACCCGTGGGGCCAACCAGTTTTACAGCGTCATGGAACGGCTGAAGATGCTCGATTCCCTGCAGGCAACACAGCTTCAGTCGGCCATTGTGAAAGCCATGTATGCAGCGACGATTGAAAGTGACCTTGATACCGAAAAGGCCTTTGAATATATCGCCGGTGCGCCGCAGGGGCAGAAGGATAATCCGCTTATTAATATTCTGGAGAAGTTCTCCAGCTGGTATGACACGAATAACGTGACGCTGGGTGGTGTCAAAATTCCGCACCTTTTCCCCGGGGATGATCTGAAACTACAGACTGCGCAGGATTCAGACAATGGATTTTCGGCGCTTGAACAGGCGCTGCTGCGGTATATCGCCGCCGGTCTTGGCGTTTCCTACGAACAGTTGTCCCGTGATTACTCGAAGGTCAGTTATTCAAGTGCCAGGGCCTCTGCCAATGAGTCGTGGCGCTATTTTATGGGGCGGCGAAAATTTATTGCGGCCCGGCTGGCCACGCAGATGTTTTCCTACTGGCTGGAAGAGGCACTTCTTCGGGGGATTATCCGTCCGCCACGGGCGCGTTTTGATTTTTATCAGGCGCGATCAGCCTGGTCACGGGCAGAGTGGATTGGTGCCGGAAGAATGGCCATTGACGGGCTCAAGGAGGTTCAGGAATCGGTGATGCGCATTGAGGCCGGACTGAGCACGTATGAGAAAGAGCCGGCGCTGATGGGCGAGGATTATCAGGACATTTTCCGCCAGCAGGTCAGGGAATCTGCAGAGCGGCAAAAAGCCGGACTCTCACGTCCGGTGTGGATAGCGCAGGCGTATCAGCAGCAGATAGCGGAGAGTCGCAGGCCGGAAGAGGAGACAACACCCCGTGAGACGTAATCTTTCACACATTATTGCCGCAGCATTCAATGAACCGCTGCTTCTGGAGCCCGCCTATGCGCGGGTTTTCTTTTGCGCGCTCGGGCGCGAGATGGGGGCAGCAAGTCTTTCGGTACCACAGCAGCAGGTACAGCTTGATGCTCCCGGAATGCTGGCTGAAACGGACGAGTACATGGCCGGAGGTAAACGACCGGCCCGTGTTTACCGGGTGGTGAACGGTATTGCTGTACTGCCGGTGACCGGCACGCTGGTGCACCGGCTGGGGGGTATGCGGCCATTTTCCGGAATGACAGGCTATGACGGCATTGTCGCCTGTCTTCAGCAGGCAATGGCGGATAGCCAGGTGCGGGGCGTACTGCTGGACATTGACAGTCCGGGCGGGCAGGCCGCCGGCGCGTTTGACTGCGCTGACATGATTTACCGCCTCCGTCAGCAGAAGCCGGTCTGGGCACTGTGCAATGACACGGCCTGTTCTGCAGCCATGCTGCTGGCGTCGGCCTGCTCCCGACGGCTGGTTACCCAGACATCCCGTATCGGCTCCATTGGCGTGATGATGAGCCATGTCAGCTATGCCGGTCATCTGGCGCAGGCCGGTGTGGATATCACGCTGATTTACTCAGGGGCGCACAAGGTGGATGGCAATCAGTTTGAAGCCTTACCGGCAGAGGTTCGCCAGAACATGCAGCAGCGCATTGATGCGGCGCGCCGGATGTTTGCCGAAAAAGTGGCCATGTTTACCGGTCTGTCTGTTGATGCCGTCACGGGAACAGAGGCCGCCGTTTTTGAAGGTCAGTCCGGCATTGATGCCGGGCTGGCGGATGAATTAGTCAATGCGTCGGATGCCATCAGTGTGATGGCCACGGCGCTGAACAGTAATGTCAGAGGAGGCACTATGCCGCAATTAACTGCAACGGAAGCCGCCGCGCAGGAGAACCAGCGAGTGATGGGGATCCTGACATGCCAGGAAGCGAAAGGACGTGAACAGCTTGCCACGATGCTGGCAGGACAACAGGGCATGAGCGTTGAACAGGCCCGGGCGATTCTGGCCGCGGCGGCACCGCAGCAGCCGGTGGCATCCACGCAGAGTGAAGCCGATCGCATTATGGCGTGTGAAGAAGCGAACGGTCGTGAACAACTGGCGGCAACGCTGGCGGCGATGCCGGAGATGACGGTGGAAAAAGCCCGCCCGATCCTGGCTGCTTCACCGCAGGCGGATGCCGGACCCTCACTCCGTGATCAGATCATGGCACTGGATGAGGCAAAAGGGGCTGAGGCGCAGGCTGAACAGCTGGCTGCCTGCCCGGGAATGACTGTGGAGAGCGCCCGGGCTGTGCTGGCTGCGGGATCAGGTAAGGCAGAACCGGTCTCTGCATCCACAACCGCCCTGTTTGAACGCATCATGGCGAACCATTCACCGGCTGCGGTACAGGGTGGCGTGCCACAGACGTCAGCAGACGGTGATGCGGACGTGAAAATGCTCATGGCCATGCCATGAAGTCAGTGCTGACCATCAACAGGAGGTTTTTACAATATGGTAACGAAAAACATCACTGAACAGCGTGCGGAAGTACGTATTTTTGCCGGTAATGATCCGGCTCATACCGCCACAGGCAGCAGCGGGATTTCCTCGGCAACACCGGCACTGACGCCCCTGATGCTGGATGAAGCCAGCGGGAAACTGGTGGTCTGGGACGGACAGAAAGCCGGTAGTGCAGTTGGCATACTGGTACTGCCGCTTGAAGGCACAGAGACGGTACTGACCTATTACAAGTCGGGGACCTTTGCGACGGAGGCAATCCGCTGGCCTGAAAGTGTGGATGAACACAAAAAGGCAAATGCCTTTGCCGGCAGTGCCCTGAGTCACGCGGCGCTGCCGTAACACGTTATCAGGCCACCGCGGTGGCCTGACTGATTTCTGAATGAAAGGAACTGATTTATGGGATTGTTTACGACCCGCCAGTTACTCGGTTATACCGAACAAAAAGTGAAATTTCGTGCGCTGTTTCTGGAGCTGTTTTTCCGCCGTACGGTGAATTTCCATACCGAAGAGGTGATGCTGGACAAAATTACCGGAAAAACGCCGGTGGCGGCCTATGTCTCCCCGGTTGTTGAAGGAAAAGTGCTGCGTCATCGCGGTGGTGAAACCCGCGTGTTACGTCCGGGCTACGTCAAGCCGAAACACGAATTCCCCTGGAGCCGGTAAAAGGAGCCGGTACCACCCTGTGGGTTTATAACGGTCAGGGTGACGCCTATGCAAACCCGTTGTCAGACGATGACTGGCAGCGACTGGCTAAGGTGAAGGATCTGACGCCGGGCGAGATGACGGCAGAATCCTACGATGATAACTACCTGGATGATGAAGACGCGGACTGGACCGCGACCGGGCAGGGGCAGAAATCTGCAGGTGATACCAGTTTTACGCTGGCCTGGAAACCGGGAGAGGAAGGCCAGAAAGGGCTTATAGGCTGGTTTGAAAGCGGCGATGTCCGGGCCTATAAAATCCGTTTTCCGAATGGCACGGTGGATGTGTTTCGTGGCTGGGTCAGCAGTATCGGTAAGGCCGTGACGGCGAAAGAAGTGATCACCCGCACGGTGAAAGTCACTAACGTGGGTAAACCTTCTGTAGCGGAAGAACGCAGCAAAATTACGCCGGTCAGTGCGATTAAGGTGACGCCGACATCCGGTACGGTGGCAAAAGGGAAAACAACCACCCTGACGGTTTCTTTTGAGCCGGAAAGTGCAACAGACAAGACGTTCAGAGCGGTTTCCGCCGATCCGTCGAAAGCCACCATTAGTGTGAAAGATATGACAATTACGGTAAACGGCGTGGCGACAGGTAAGGTGCAGATCCCTGTGGTGAGCGGAAATGGTCAGTTCGCCGCAGTGGCTGAAGTCACCGTTACTGAAGCGGGCGCTGCAGGGTAAACGGAGGTCATACATGTTTCTGAAAACAGAACAATTTGAATATAACGGTGTGTCTGTCACGCTTTCCGAATTGTCTGCGCTGCAGCGTATCGAGCATCTTGCCCTCCTGAAACGGCGTGCAGAACAGGCAGAATCCAGCGGCAACCTGCAGGTAAGCGTGGAAGATCTCGTCAGAACCGGCGCGTTTCTGGTGGCGATGTCCCTGTGGCATAACCATCCACAGAAAACGCAGTCACCGTCAATGAATGAGGCCGTGATGAAGATAGAGCAGGAAGTGCTCACCACCTGGCCTGCCGATGCCATTGCCCGGGCGGAAGACGTGGTGTTGTGCCTGTCCGGGATGAGCGGGGCTGTTCGTCCGGATACTGATATTACTGAAGTGGCGAAAAATAACACGCTGACTGATGATGATTTTTCTGCGGGAAAGTCTTCGACGGCGAGCTGAACTTTGCCCTCAGACTGGCGCGTGAGATGGGGAGACCCGACTGGCGCGCCATGCTTGCCGGGATGACATCCACCGAATATGCCGACTGGCACCGTTTTTACCGCACGCATTATTTTCAGGATACCCAGCTGGATATGCATTTTTCCGGGCTGACGTACGCTGTACTCAGCCTGTTTTTTTGCGATCCGGATATGCATCCCTCTGATTTCAGTCTGCTTGTCCCCCGGCATGAGGAAGAGCAGGTGGAGAGGCCGGATGAGGACAAAATGCTGATGCAGAAAGCGGCAGGACTTGCCGGAGGCGTCCGGTTCGGTGGGGACGGAGGGCGCGATATTTTATCGTCTGCGGATGTGGCGGATGTCATGGTGGATGATGCCGCATTAATGATGGCTTCAGCGGGGATTCCGGGAGGTGTGAGATATGTCCCAGCCGGTTGGTGATCTTGTTATTGACCTGAGTCTGGATGCTGTCCGTTTCGATGAGCAGATGAGCCGGGTAAGGCGTCATTTTTCAGGTCTGGATACCGACGTCAGAAAAACCGCCAGTGCTGTTGAACAGGGCCTGAGCCGCCAGGCGCTGGCTGCACAAAAAGCCGGGATTTCCGTCGGGCAGTATAAAGCGGCCATGCGAACCCTGCCCGCACAGTTTACGGATATCGCCACGCAGCTTGCCGGTGGTCAGAATCCCTGGCTGATCCTGCTGCAACAGGGCGGTCAGGTGAAGGACTCCTTCGGCGGGATGATCCCCATGTTCAGGGGGCTTGCCGGTGCGATCACCCTGCCGATGGTCGGGGTCACCTCGCTGGCGGTGGCGACAGGTGCGCTGGTGTACGCCTGGTACCAGGGAGATTCCACGCTTTCAGCGTTTAATAAAACCCTGGTTCTTTCCGGTAATCAGTCCGGACTGACTGCCGATCGCATGCTGACGCTCTCAAGAGCCGGGCAGGCAGCAGGGCTGACGTTTAACCAGGCGAGAGAGTCACTGGCAGCCCTGGTGAATGCCGGTGTGCGTGGTGGTGAACAGTTTGATGCCATCAACCAGAGTGTCGCGCGTTTTGCTTCTGCATCCGGTGTGGAGGTGGACAAGGTTGCAGAGGCTTTCGGAAAACTGACCACCGACCCTACGTCGGGGCTGATTGCGATGGTGCGCCAGTTCCGTAACGTGACGGCAGAGCAGATTGCGTATGTTGCGCAGCTGCAGCGTTCCGGTGATGAGGCCGGGGCCTTACAGGCGGCGAACGATATCGCCACGAAAGGCTTTGATGAGCAGACCCGTCGCCTGAAAGAAAACATGGGGACACTGGAGACCTGGGCGGATAAAACCGGGAAGGCATTCAAATCGATGTGGGATGCCATTCTGGATATCGGTCGTCCTGAGTCCTCAGCGGATATGCTCGCCAGTGCACAGAAGGCATTTGATGAGGCGGATAAAAAATGGCAGTGGTACCAGAGCCGGAGCCAGCGCCGGGGAAAAACCGCCTCTTTCCGGGCCAACCTTCAGGGCGCATGGAATGACCGGGAAAATGCCCGTCTGGGGCTGGCAGCGGCCACGCTGCAGTCGGATATGGAAAAAGCCGGTGAACTGGCCGCCAGGGACCGGGCCGAACGGGACGCATCACAGCTGAAGTATACCGGAGAGGCGCAGAAGGCGTATGAGCGTCTGCTGACGCCGCTGGAGAAATATACCGCCCGTCAGGAAGAACTGAATAAGGCCCTGAAAGACGGGAAAATCCTGCGGGCGGATTACAACACGCTGATGGCGGCGGCGAAAAAGGATTATGAATCGACGCTGAAAAAGCCGAAGTCGTCAGGAGTCAAAGTGTCAGCCGGTGAGCGTCAGGAAGACCAGGCGCATGCTGCCCTGCTGGCGCTTGAAACCGAGCTCAGGACGCTGGAAAAACACAGCGGTGCGAATGAGAAAATCAGCCAGCAGCGTCGCGATTTATGGAAAGCGGAAAATCAGTATGCGGTCCTGAAAGAGGCTGCCACGAAACGGCAGTTATCTGAGCAGGAAAAATCCCTGCTGGCGCATAAAGACGAGACGCTGGAGTACAAACGCCAGCTGGCTGAGCTGGGCGACAAGGTTGAATACCAGAAACGCCTGAATGAGCTGGCACAGCAGGCGGTGCGGTTTGAAGAGCAGCAGAGCGCGAAGCAGGCCGCCATCAGCGCAAAAGCCCGCGGTCTCACTGACCGTCAGGCGCAGCGGGAGTCTGAAGCGCAGCGTCTTCGGGACGTGTACGGTGATAATCCGGCTGCGCTGGCGAAGGCCACATCGGCACTGAAGAACACCAGGTCTGCGGAGGAGCAGCTTCGTGGAAGCTGGATGGCCGGGCTGAAGTCCGGCTGGGGCGAGTGGGCGGAAAGTGCGACGGACAGTTTTTCGCAGGTTAAAAGTGCTGCCACGCAGACCTTTGACGGTATTGCACAGAATATGGCGGCGATGCTGACCGGTGCAGAGGCAGACTGGCGGGGATTCACCCGTTCGGTGCTGTCCATGATGACAGAAATCCTGCTTAAACAGGCCATGGTGGGCATTGTCGGGCGTATCGGCAGCGCCATTGGCGGTGCTTTCGGTGGTGGTGCGTCTGCCTCCACGGGGACGGCCATTCAGGCTGCGGCGGCGAACTTCCATTTCGCGACCGGGGGATTTACGGGGACGGGGGGTAAATATGAACCTGCGGGAATTGTTCATCGCGGGGAGTTTGTCTTCACGAAGGAGGCAACCAGCCGGATTGGCGTCGGCAACCTGTACCGCCTGATGCGGGGCTATGCGGAAGGGGGTTATGTGGGCGGTGCCGGAAGTCCGGCGCAGATGCGGCGGACGGAAGGCATTAATTTTAATCAGAACAATCACGTGGTGATTCAGAACGACGGCACCAACGGACAGGCGGGGCCGCAGCTGATGAAGGCGGTGTATGACATGGCCCGCAAGGGGGCGCAGGATGAGCTCCGGCTGCAGTTGCGTGATGGCGGTATGTTATCGGGGAGCAGGCGATGAAAACATTTCGCTGGAAAGTGAAGCCGGATATGGAGGTGAACTCGCAGCCATCGGTGCGTGAAGTGCGTTTTGGTGACGGGTATTCGCAGCGTATGGCGGCGGGGCTGAATGCTGACCTGAAAACATACCGTGTGACGCTTTCCGTGACCCGGGAGGAGGCCCGACATCTGGAGGCATTCCTGGCAGAGCACGGAGGCTGGAAGGCATTTTTGTGGAAGCCACCCTATGCATACCGGCAGATAAAGGTGACCTGTGCCGGGTGGTCTGCGCGGGTCGGGATGTTGCGCGTTGAGTTCAGCGCGGAGTTTAAGCAGGTGGTGAACTGATGCAGGATATTCACGGGGAAAGCCTGATCGAGTCGGTTAAATCGGAGCAGTCACCGCGGGTGGTGCTCTGGGAAATCGACCTGACGGTGCAGGGTGGTGAGCGGTATTTTTTCTGCAATGAGCTGAATGAAAAAGGGGAGGCGGTTACCTGGCAGGGGCGGCAATATCAGGCATACCCGATTGACGGCAGTGGCTTTGAGATGAACGGGAAGGGCAGCAGTGCCCGCCCGTCGCTGACGGTGTCGAATCTGTTCGGTCTGGTCACCGGGATGGCGGAGGATTTGCAGAGACTGGTGGGTGCCACGGTGGTCCGCCGCCGGGTGTATGCCCGTTTTCTGGATGCGGTGAATTTTGTGGCGGGCAATCCGGAAGCGGACCCGGAGCAGGAGCTGAGAGACCGCTGGGTGGTGGAGCAGATGTCAGAGCTGACGGCCATGACAGCCTCGTTTGTGCTGGCAACACCGACGGAGACGGACGGAGCGCTGTTTCCCGGTCGCATTATGCTGGCGAATACCTGTATGTGGACCTACCGCTCTGATGAATGTGGGTTACACGGTCCGGCAGTGGCGGATGAGTTCGACAACCCCACCACGGATATCCGTAAGGACAGATGCAGCAAGTGCATGCGCGGGTGTGAGATGCGCGGCATGGTGGCTAATTTTGGCGGTTTCCTTTCCATCAATAAACTTTCGCAGTAAATCCTGTTTTATGACACAGACTGAATCAGCGATTCTGGTGCATGCCCGGCGGTGTGCGCCTGCGGAGTCGTGCGGCTTCGTGATAGGCACCCCGGAGGGCGAACGGTACCAGCCCTGCGTGAATATCTCCGCAGAGCCGGAGGCGTATTTTCGTATTGCGCCGGAAGACTGGCTGCAGGCAGAGATGCAGGGGGAGATTGTGGCGCTGGTTCACAGCCACCCTGGTGGTCTGCCCTGGCTGAGCGAGGCCGACCGGCGGCTGCAGATAAAGAGTGCCCTGCCCTGGTGGCTGGTCTGCCGGGGGGAAATTCACAAATTCCGCTGTGTGCCGCACCTGACCGGGCGTCGTTTTGAGCACGGGGTGACGGACTGTTACACCCTGTTCCGGGATGCATACCATCTGGCGGGGATAACGCTGCCGGATTTTGTGCGTGAGGATGACTGGTGGCGCAACGGTCAGAACCTTTACCTGGACAATATGGCGGCGACTGGTTTTTACCGGGTGCCCCTGTCCTCTGCACAGGCGGGCGATATCCTGCTGTGCTGCTTTGGCGCATCGGTGGCCAATCATGCCGCCATATACTGCGGCAACGGTGAACTGCTTCACCATCTGCCTGAACAACTGAGTAAACGGGAGAGGTATTCCGAAAAATGGCAACGACGAACGCATTCTGTCTGGCGTCACCGCCACTGGCACGCATCTGCCTTCACGGGGATTTGCAACGATTTGGCCGCCGCCTCAGCCTGTATGTGAACACGGCAGCGGAAGCCATCCGGGCGCTGTCGTTACAGGTGCCGGGATTCCGCCGTCAGATGAACGAAGGCTGGTACCAGATACGTATTCGCGGTGAGGACACGGCACCGGAGGCGGTGTACGCCCGTCTTCACGAACCTCTGGGTGAGGGGGCGGTCATCCATATTGTGCCGCGACTGGCCGGGGCCGGAAAGGGCGGACTGCAGATTGTGCTGGGGGCGGCAGCCATCGTGGGCTCTTTCTTCACGGCCGGGGCATCAATGGCGTTATGGGGTTCAGCCCTGGCAGCCGGTGGTTTTTCTGCCACCACGATGCTGTTTTCACTGGGGGCCAGCATGATACTGGGCGGTGTGGCCCAGATGCTGGCACCGAAGGCAAAAACACCGGAGTACAGGGCGACGGATAACGGTAAACAGAACACGTATTTTTCGTCACTGGATAACATGATTGCCCAGGGGAACCCGATGCCGGTGCCTTATGGTGAAATGCTGGTTGGTTCACGACGGATATCCCAGGACATCAGCACCCGTGATGAGGGCGGAGACGGGAAAGTGGTGGTTATCGGGCGGGGATGAAAATAAAAAAATCCCGCAGAGTTAGCGGAGCTGCGGGAGAGAACGATGAAGATTAACGTTATGGAGTTATTTTTCAGGCATCAAAAAAGTAATGCAGCGTCATTATTGCGGCTACAGGCAATTGCCGGAAATGTGAAGAGTTTCAGAAATTTTATTCCGTCATGACACAGGCACCCTCCGGGGTGCCTGTTGTTTTCTGGCATAAACAGATTCAGACATCAGACAGGAGAGGGGGACAGAGTGGGTAAAGGGGGCGGCAAGGGGCACACGCCGGTAGAGGCAAAGGACAATCTTAAGTCCACGCAGATGATGAGCGTGATTGACGCCATTGGTGAAGGGCCGATTGAAGGTCCGGTGAAGGGGCTGCAGAGTATTCTGGTGAACAAAACCCCACTGACGGACACGGACGGCAATCCCGTGATACACGGTGTGACCGCGGTCTGGCGCGCCGGGGAGCAGGAGCAGACACCGCCGGAAGGTTTTGAGTCATCCGGCTCTGAAACCGCACTGGGCGTGGAAGTGACGAAGGCAAAGCCGGTGACGCGCACCATTACGTCCGCGAACATTGACCGCCTGCGGGTTACCTTCGGGGTGCAGTCACTGGTGCAGACCACCTCACAGGGTGACCGTAACCCGGCATCCGTCCGCCTGCTGATTCAGCTGCAGCGTAACGGTAACTGGGTGACGGAAAAGGATGTCACCATTAACGGCAAGACCACCTCACAGTTCCTCGCTTCGGTGATTCTGGATAATCTGCCTCCCCGTCCCTTTAACATCCGGATGGTCCGGGAGACGGCGGACAGCACCACGGACCAGCTGCAGAACAGAACGCTGTGGTCGTCATACACCGAAATCATCGATGTGAAACAGTGCTACCCGAACACGGCGATTGTGGGGCTGCAGGTGGATGCGGAGCAGTTTGGCGGTCAGCAGATGACGGTGAACTACCATATCCGCGGTCGCATCATCCAGGTACCGTCAAACTATGACCCGGAAAAACGCACGTACAGCGGCATCTGGGACGGCAGCCTGAAACCGGCATACAGCAACAACCCTGCCTGGTGCCTGTGGGACATGCTGACCCACCCGCGCTACGGAATGGGAAAACGCCTGGGGGCGGCGGATGTGGACAAGTGGGCGCTGTATGCCATTGTGACACTGCCGGAGACCGGTGCCGCCACGGTGAACCTGATTAACGGCAGCGGTAAGCCGGTGAGTGTGGACATCACCGCACACCCCGCGCCGGACCGGATACAGGTCAGTACCCTGCCTGATGGTGTGGAGACATACGGGGTGTGGGGACTCTCCCTGCCGTCACTGCGCCGTCGCCTGTTCCGCTGTGTCTCCGTCCGGGAAAACACGGACGGCACCTTTGCCATCACGGCGGTGGATAACGGTGCCCGCTTTGAGCCGCAGTCAGGTTCCCTGAACAGCGTCATCCCACCGGCAGTACAGCACCTGACGGTGGAGGTGAGTGCAGCTGACGGCCAGTATCTGGCGCAGGCTAAATGGGACACGCCGCGGGTGGTGAAGGGCGTGCGCTTCAGTCTGCGCCTGACCAGTGGTAAGGGAACGGATGCCAGACTGGTGACCACCGCCATCACCGCAGACACGGAGCACCGTTTCAGCGGCCTGCCGCTCGGGGAATACACCCTGACGGTGCGGGCGATAAACAGCTATGGCCAGCAGGGTGAACCTGCCACCACCACCTTCCGGATTGCCGCACCGGCAGCACCGTCGCGGATTGAGCTGACGCCGGGCTATTTTCAGATAACCGCCACGCCGCATCTTGCCGTTTATGACCCGACGGTACAGTTTGAGTTCTGGTTCTCGGAAAAGCGGATTGCGGATATCAGGCAGGTTGAAACCGCAGCCCGCTATCTTGGCTCGGCGCTGTACTGGATAGCTGCCAGTATCAATATCAAACCGGGCCATGATTATTATTTTTATATCCGCAGTGTGAATACTGTTGGCAAATCGGCATTCGTGGAGGCTGTCGGTCGGGCGAGCGATGATGCGGAAGGTTACCTGGATTTTTTCAAAGGAGAAATCGGGAAAACACATCTGGCCCAGGAGCTGTGGACGCAGATTGATAACGGTCAGCTTGCGCCGGACCTGGCTGAAATCAGGACGTCCATTACGAATGTCAGCAATGAAATCACGCAGACCGTCAATAAAAAACTGGAAAATCAGAGTGCGGCAATCCAGCAGATACAGAAAGTTCAGGTTGATACAAATAATAACCTGAACAGCATGTGGGCCGTGAAACTGCAGCAGATGCAGGACGGACGCCTTTATATTGCGGGTATCGGTGCCGGTATTGAGAATACGCCAGCAGGAATGCAGAGTCAGGTGCTGCTGGCGGCAGACAGGATTGCGATGATTAATCCTGCGAATGGCAACACAAAGCCGATGTTTGTTGGTCAGGGCGATCAGATATTTATGAATGAAGTGTTCCTGAAATATCTGACGGCTCCCACCATTACCAGCGGCGGTAATCCTCCGGCATTTTCCCTGACACCGGACGGGCGGCTGACGGCGAAAAATGCCGATATCAGCGGTAACGTGAATGCGAACTCCGGGACGCTCAACAACGTCACGATTAACGAGAACTGTCGGGTTCTGGGAAAATTGTCCGCGAACCAGATTGAAGGCGATCTCGTTAAAACAGTGGGCAAAGCTTTCCCCCGGGACTCCCGTGCACCGGAGCGGTGGCCATCAGGAACCATTACCGTCAGGGTTTATGACGATCAGCCGTTTGACCGGCAGATTGTTATTCCGGCGGTGGCATTCAGCGGCGCTAAACATGAGAAAGAGCATACTGATATTTACTCCTCATGCCGTCTGATAGTGCGGAAAAACGGTGCTGAAATTTATAACCGTACCGCGCTGGATAATACGCTGATTTACAGTGGTGTTATTGATATGCCTGCCGGTCACGGTCACATGACACTGGAGTTTTCGGTGTCAGCATGGCTGGTAAATAACTGGTATCCCACAGCAAGTATCAGCGATTTGCTGGTTGTGGTGATGAAGAAAGCCACTGCAGGCATCACGATTAGCTGAATTTTATAACCCAGATACGGGCGCCAGAAATGGCGCCTTTTTTATTGCAGAAAGGCGAGAGGTAATTATGCGTAAATTATGTGCTGTTATTTTGTCCGCAGTAGTCTGGCAGGTCGCCGCTGCTACGCCAGCGAGTGCAGCAGAACATCAGTCCACGCTGAGCGCGAGGTATCTCCATGCCTCGACGAACGTTCCCGGTAGTGATGATCTGAACGGGATTAACGTGAAATACCGTTATGAGTTTATGGACGCGCTGGGGCTGATTACGTCCTTCAGTTATGCCAATGCTGAGGATGAGCAAAAAACGCGCTACAGCGATACCCGCTGGCATGAAGATTCCGTGCGTAACCGCTGGTTCAGCGTGATGGCGGGGCCGTCTGTACGCGTGAATGAATGGTTCAGCGCGTATGCGATGGCGGGTGTGGCTTACAGCCGTGTGTCGACTTTCTACGGGGATTATCTCCGCGTAACTGACAACAAGGGGAAAACGCACGATGTGCTGACCGGAAGTGATGACGGCCGCCACAGCAACACGTCTCTGGCGTGGGGGGCTGGCGTGCAGTTTAACCCGACCGAATCCGTGACCATTGACCTTGCTTATGAAGGTTCCGGTAGTGGCGACTGGCGATCGGATGCATTTATTGTTGGTATCGGATACCGTTTCTGACAACAGACGCCGATTTATCTTCTGTAAATATTGTTATGATACGCAGGTTCATCCACCTTATGGGGTGAACTGCGTTTGAGGAAACGTAAAGTTACACTGTCCTGAAGCCCGTGGCGTCACTGCTGCGGGCTTTTTTTATTGGTGGAAAAGTATGACAGTAAAAATTTCTGGCGTGCTTAAAGATGGCACAGGAAAACCAGTACAGAACTGCACCATTGTGCTGAAGGCCAGACGAACCAGCAGCACGGTGGTGGTGAACACGGTGGCCTCTGAAAATCCGGATGAAGCCGGACGTTACAGCATGGATGTTGAGTACGGTCAGTACAGCGTCATTCTGTTGGTGGAGGGATTTCCTCCGTCACATGCCGGGACCATCACCGTGTATGAAGATTCTCAACCCGGTACGCTGAATGATTTTCTCGGTGCCATGTCGGAGGATGACGTCCGGCCGGAGGCACTGCGTCGTTTTGAACTGATGGTGGAAGAAGCGGCGCGTCACGCTGAGGAGGCGAAGAAGAATGCCGGAGAGGCGGAGACGTCCGCGAGGAATGCCGGCATATCAGCCAGTCAGGCAGAAGAGAACGCTGCAAATGCTGACACTTCAGCAGGGGATGCATCGGAGTCAGCCCGGCAGGCGGCAGAAAGTGCAGCCGCTGCAAAGCAGTCAGAGGAGGCGTCCTCGTCCTCGGCCTCTGCGGCCGCTCAAAAAGCCAGTGAGTCATTACAAAGTGCAACAGATGCTGAGTTGTCAAAAAAGACGGCAGAAAGTGCAGCCGGTAATGCAGCCAGGGATGCAACGACCGCAGCAGAAAAAGCCCGGGAGTCAGCAGAAAGCGCACAGTCAGCGGAACAAAGCAGGATAGCGGCGGAAGAGGCCGTAAACCGAATCCCCACCGTGGTGGGGCCTCCCGGGCCAAAGGGGGAACCGGGGCCCGCGGGTCCTCAGGGGCCGAAGGGAGATAAAGGAGAGCGTGGAGACACCGGCCCGGCAGGGGCAACCGGCGAACGGGGACCGGCAGGTGATGCTGGTCCGGCAGGCCCGCAGGGGCCGAAAGGTGACAGGGGAGAGACCGGTCTGACGGGAAATGCAGGTCCACAGGGTCCAAAGGGAGACACCGGGGCAGCAGGCCCGGCAGGCCCACAGGGACCGAAAGGAGAAACAGGTGCGGCTGGCCCGGTGGGGGCAACCGGACCTCAGGGACCGAAGGGCGACCCGGGGGAGACACAAATCCGTTTTCGTCTGGGGCCGGCGAGCATTATTGAGACAAACAGCCATGGCTGGTTCCCGGGTACAGATGGTGCGCTCATCACCGGACTGACCTTTCTTGCCCCCAAAGATACCACACGGGTTCAGGGTTTTTTTCAGCATTTGCAGGTCAGGTTTGGTGACGGGCCGTGGCAGGATGTTAA